TTGATGGAGAGCCTCAACTGGGACGATTTCGAGATCGCTTACTATGAGGAGCAAGCCAAGAAGGCCAAGTCCGGCAGTGGTGACGAGGTCGGTTTCATCACCCCAATGCTCACGGAAGTGGTTGGGGCTGCAGCCGAGATGTTGGCGGGAATGGTTCAGGAGGGCGAGGACGGAGAACGACATATCGTTGCTGACGATTCAGTAGACCATGCCGATGTGGCGGTCCAGGGAAGCGCGGTACTGGTTCCGGGCGCCGCCCCTCGCGCTGTAGTCCAATACACGATCGTCTTTGATGATCCCGACCAGCAAAAGCGATGGTATGACTTTATTCGATGGCTCCGAAACAATCCAGGTTATGACGGAGCCACCACAGGACAAAAGATTCTTTCGTTTATTGATTCCCATTCCGAACTGTGAGTCGCCAGAGAATGTTTCTCGACATCTCGTGTGTCGAGGCGGCCCGACAAAGAATCCGGCACGTTTACGACACGTTTGACACCGTTTGTGTTCAGTTCTCCGGTGGTAAAGACAGCACGGCGGCCTTATATCTAGCCAAGGAAATCCACGAGGAACGTGGTCTGGGTCCGGTAAAAGTCATTTTTCGTGACGAGGAGATGGTCAGCCCACTCGTCGAGGAATATGTCAACATGGTTCGCCAATTCGATTGGGTGGACATGGAGTGGTACTGCCTGCCTGTTGGCGCGGAGATATGGGTGCTGGGCAGACGGCAGTCTTTGATCCTTTGGGACGAGGAACGAGCAAAAGAAGGAAAACTTGTACGCCCCATACCCGACTGGGCCATCACCGCATTTCATTTCGGGTTGAATCACTCCGAACCCTTAACCAAATCTATGGACGAATACACGATGCAGGGCAAGGTCGGTCAGGTTGCATTCATTACTGGAGTCAGGGCTTCTGAGTCCATGATCCGCTACAGGTCGGTTGTCCAGAAGTTGAACGAGAATTACATCAATAACCCCTACAAGTTGAGCAAGAGAGTTCCCCTCAAGTTGGCCAAAATCATCTACGACTGGAATGTCGACGATGTTTTCAGGTTTATTTCAGAAGAACACAACGCACCCTACTGCGAGTACTACGACCGGGCGGTGGTGACTGGCTCCAATACGAGGGTCGGAGTTCCACTACACGCAGTCGCTGTTCGACGGATTGGCGATTTGGTAGCAACGGAGCCAGAGTTCTTTGATCGTCTTTGCGAGTGTTTTCCACAGATAGACGCTCAGCGGCGGTGGTGGAAAGATGTCGACGTTGACAAGTTCATAGCCATCTATTCGGAGGGTGGCTGGGATGGTGTTTCTGAGTTCATCGATACTTACATGATCGGACCCGGCAACACCGAGCGGGCTAAGGCGCTGACTGCAGAGTTTCGTCGCAAGCATGCTCGTGATCCATACTCGTATCCATTCGAAAATCTGTTGCGTCACTTGCTGCTGAAGGAAATCGGCAGCGCCAGGTCAGTAACGCCAGTCGGGCCGAAGACGCGAGCGCACACGCTCCGAATGAAGGAGATGACAGATGGAGATTGAATCGGTCGAGGGTGAATCCCTCAACATTCCCGACTGGGGTGCCACCTACATTCTGAGGCCCGACCTGCTGGTCTTGGCGCGGTCCATTGCCGAACACGGAATTCTTGCGCCACTGGTGGTGCAGCGGGAGGGAGCCAACGTCATCGACGGCGGACAGCGCCTGCGCCTCGTGCTGGGCAACGCTGCCCTCAATGAAGCGTGCGAGGGAAAGGTTCCGGTGACGTGGATCGACTGCGACAACGCGGAAGCGATGATCCTGCACATTCAAATCAACCGAGGACGTGGAGCGATGGTTGCCCACAAGTTGTCTAAGTTGGTCAAGACACTCAAACGTGTCATGCGTATGACCGACGCTGAATACAACGATTTGTTCAGTATGAAATTCGACGAACTCGAATTGATGTTGGATGGTTCGATCATCAAGCACCGGAAGGTTGCGAACCATAGGTACTCTCGAGCGTGGGTTCCGGTAGAGGCTCCGCCGGGGACGACTGACAGTGATCTGGCGATTCGTCGTAAGGTCGTCATAGAGAAGCCACCCAATCCCGACAGGTAGTGAATGGTAGACTCTTACTTAGATTCGAATCCTGTAGGAGTCTTTATGAAGTCCGGCATATTCTTTGGTTTCAGGCTGATGTCTTTGCTCATGCCGTTGCAGAGTTATTGGATCCAGGTCAGTTGGGCCAACAGGTTTAAACTGCGGTCAGGCAAGGCTCGTCGCATCGCAAGCGCTGCCCTCAGGCGGCGGACTTCGGGACGCAGAACTGAGAGCGTGAGAGATATCACGCGTCAGGTTTGGCAGAACAGGCGAACTGGCCGAACCCGGGCAAACCGGCCGTAGTGACTCGCCTGTAAGGGCGGTAAAAACGCATGGCATTAGTAACCAAAGGCGACATCGTCAAATACATGGACATCACCTTGACTCCTTTGCAGGAGGACTCGGCTGATGTGATTTTGGCAGGCTTGCAATCCGAGTTGGAGACTTATCTGGGTCGTCCACTTGAGGTCAATACATACACCGACGAGGTGCATGTGATGGGATCCGATCATGTTGGGGTTCCCATGAATTCCTTTTTTTACAATCACGACTCCTCGGACTCATCGTCAGGTGCTTGGCCTACCATCTCGACTTTTACCGATCCTCCGGAAACGGTATATCTCAGGAACAGTCCGATTGTTACCGTAACGAGCGTAACGCGTAGGGGTGCATCGGCTTCCGCCACCACGGACACTCTGGTTGAATACACGAATTACATTGTGCGTCGATACGGGATCGATGTCTATGGGAGTCTTGCTAGCGACAAGATCACGGTCACTTACACGGCGGGTCTGGCTGGCGCGAATATCCCAATGTTCAAGTTGATGATTTTGCGTGCGGCGGCTCGGGAGATGCAGAACATGCACGATGACGTTGTCGGCATCAAGGACCTTGATCCTAGAGAAACCACTTTGGCGGAAATCGGTTTCATGGAAAAGGAACTGCTTGCCATCAAGAGGTATCGGCGCGTAAGGGTTTCGTAATGCGGATCGATATTGATGTCGAATATGATGATGACGAGGCACAGAACAAAATCGACGCGATACAGCGCCGGGGTAGGAACTTCAAACCTCCCTTAGAGGAAATTCGCGACGAGTTGCAGAAAGCCTGGACTGGCAACTATCTCGCCCACGGTCTTGCGGTAGGGGGTTGGAAGCCGTTGGATGCGGAATACGCGTCTTGGAAGGCTGTCCATTACCCGGGAGCACCGCCGCTCATTCAGACCGGGGAACTGTTCAAAGCCATCTCCACTCTGCGTGGGGTGGAGGTTGACATCGACCGCCATAAAGCCGAATTCAGTCTAAGCAACATTCGAGTAGCAAAGTTTCATCAGTACGGAACAGAACATATGGCCAAACGTGAAATCATCTTCGAGCCGGCAGGTGCGAACAAGCGCTGGGGCAGGATGATGCGGGAATATCTCAAAGACGGCGGAGACGGAGATTTGTTCTAATGGCACTCCCCACACACCGATTGATGCATGGTGCACATTTTGCGAAGCAGTATGTCACCGACTATCTGCTAGGGGATCTTTCCAAACGCATAATCGACTACAGGAACGGCTGGGGAGGACTCACAGACGCAGAACTTCCCATTCCTGTTAAATACCTCAGTCATGAACCTGTCGCGTTGGACAAGTGGCCCACTGTTATCACGGTTGCTCTTACGACAAATAACTTGGAGCGCATCGGTTACGGCGGCGGGAACACCTCTGCTTATGCTATGGACCCCGAATATCGGGTGTCATACAATCTGAGGACCTACATTTGGTGTCGGGCTAGCAACTCGGAAGCCGTAACACTCCAACGTGATCGTCTCACCACCGTTGTGCGCTCTGCCCTGCTGGATTATCCGAGCCTCAAGGCCACTGACCCTTCCCACTCTTTCCGGGCAGAGATTGATGAGTCGGGCATGAGGGAAGAATTTTCAGACCTCACCCCTCTCAAGGGCGAACGATTTTTGGCCGGTGCCTACTTGGGTTATGAACTTTCTCTCGACGAGGTCGTGATGCGTAAGGCCTATGCACTGGTTGACGATGATGGGATTTCCTTCGGGGTTAAGAATGTTGGTGTCGCCGAGGACATCGCACTCGCAACTACTCTGGCTCAAGGTGGTGCTTCCGAATGATGCCCATTGTCGAAACCGACTGCGTGTGCCAGGAATTGAACAGTGTTCTCGATCCGGATGCTTTTGATTATGACCGTGCCAACGCTGTGGTGATTCGTAACAACAGTGGATATATACTTACAACTTGTGCATTCGGACACAGGGCGCCTCTTTTTGCACTGGCGTTATGTTCTCCCGACTATCCAAAGGTTGCGGAAGCAATCGAACGTAACCATGTGGTGGTCAAGAGGAAGTATGATGCTCTCGGGCATCCTGTAAGCAACTGATAAGGTACAATCTCATCATGGCAGATAAAACTTTCAAGCATTCAGATCATGCGTCTCATACCAGGGATCCTGGTGGATTGACCTGGGTGCGTAACAATACCTTGAGTAATTTTACGGTTACCGACGAAGGTCACGTTCTGCCGGGCAAGACCTGTGGTGGACTGTCATCAGTAGATAAAACCACTCGAGGACTTGTCGACAACGGAACTCTTGTTCTTTGTTCAGCCCCTGCCACTGATAGAGGAAAGCCTCGTGAGAAAGAGGCAAAAAAGCCCGACGTGAAAAGTAGCGCCGGCGACACCCCAGAAGAGAAATCAAATTAAGTATGGACTTTCGAAGGATGACTCTTCGACGGCTTCATAG